TCCGTTCGGACAGGTGGCGAGCACAAGCGATTGAGGGTAGAGCGCAGGTAGATGTCGGCACTGGTGTCCGTTCGGACAGGTGGCGAGCACAAGCGATTGAGGGTAGAGCGCAGGGACAACGGCAAGGGGCTCACCGACGCCCTGGGTGGCGAGCACAAGCGATTGAGGGTAGAGCGCAGGCCTTCCCCGCGCTGGCCAATGACGCATCTCGGTGGCGAGCACAAGCGACTGAGGGTAGAGCGCAGGGGTCATGACCGGTCATGGTCGACAAATGGGGATGGCGAGCACAAGCGATTGACGGTAGAGCGCAGGCAGAATGACGTGCCACGGCGGAAAAGCGTGGCAAACCGGGCCGGAAACGGGGAGCTGCCGCAAGGTTGGCCGTAACTCGGGACTCGGATTCGCGTTACGACGGCTTCTGAGCCTCGGTCCCTTGTTTCGACGGTTGCGAGCGGCTGTGCGGTGCGAAAACGGGCGGCAAGTCCCGCAACTCGAATGTGCTTGCCGCGCGGACAGTTGGGCTTCTCGTCGTCTCGTGGCCCGCGAAAAAAAAGCGCGGCAGACCGGGCAGGAAGCGCGGGGCGCTTGCAAGGCTAGCGGTAAGCCGGGACGCGGACTGGCGTCGTGAAGGTTAGTTCGGAAGCTCCGAAAACCGGAGCTATGATGCGAGATGCACATCAAGAAGATCACTAATCGGCATTACGAGATCGTCGACGTGCCCGGTTGCCCGGAAGGCTGCGGACCCTACGAAACGCGGGCCGAGGCACAACGGGACATGCGCGGCATGGCGAGGACGTTCCGAGCGATCGGCTTGGAGCCGCCGCGTCGAGAGCGAAGAGGCAAGCGACGCGACGGAGCGGTCCGGGCCGTCCGAGACTAAGGCCACCGATTGCCCCGCGCCCCCCGCTTCCCCCCCACAGAGGTATTTTACCGAATTCCGGAAAATTCCGGACTATTCGGATTGACGATATCGGGATGGCCGATATAATTACAGGTAGAGTGAGGGTGGGAGCCCAAGCCGCCGGGGCTGAGCGGCGGCAACTCGCCCGCGGAGAGCAGCGGGAGGCAACGGGAGATGACTGATGAAATTCACCTGTCGGGGTAGCGTCCGTGGCGGCTGTGGTATTCAGCATCGTACACTGGAGGCAGCGGAGCGTTGCTGCCAGCGGGATGCCGCTGCAATCCGCCGAGCTTATCCGAGCACATTTCCTGCGCAGGCGTATTCAGACCGCGAGATCATCGCGCTGGATATCGAAGCCGAGGAAGCGTTGCGCGACCATTACGAGACATGAGTGAAAGTGAATACGAGGCGTCTTGCTGAGCAGATTGCGAAGGTGGCGACCGAAATGGACCTCGACGCCGTGGTCGAGGATTCGGTTCTCTCAGAGGCTCGGTACGTCTACTGCGAGGATGCGACGATTCGAGTCGCATCGCACGATAGCCGGCCGACATACGAGCTGCAACACGGCGCTGCCGACTTCACCGTCGGCACCGTGGTTCGCCGCACGGGTCGCGTCGAACAGCTCATCGTCACGTCGGACGGCGACTGGCTCGATGCCGTCGCTTGGCTGGCTCGACGCTATGGCCGGGTCCTGCCGGTGCGTTATCGGCGGCTGATTGCCTCTCGTAACGAGGCTGTCAGCCGCTATGAGGAAGGTATCAAGGCGCAGCAAGAAGCCCGGCGGAATGCAGCCTTGGCCGGTCGGGCCTCGGTCGCCGAGATTCGAGCCTGGGCTCGCGGCGCGGTCCCGGATCTGCTAGCTCGGCTCATCGAGCTAGAATCCCAAATGGGGATCCCGGGCGAAGGACGCCGGTGCCGGCGCCGGCGCAAGACTATTTGGGGGCAGATAGTGCAAGCCTACGATAACAGGTCTACGCTATGAGACACGTCAGACACATCAATTGTGGGGAGCGGATTCGTGACGCCCGCAAGTCGGCGGGCCTCACGCAGGTGGAGCTTGCCGCCAAGGTCGGCATAAGTCAGCCGACGGTGTCAGAAATCGAGTGCGGCGAGCGCGGCGTCCCCATCCCGCTACTTTGCCGCATCGCGGACGCCCTCGCCTTGGACTGGCGGTACGACGGACGGCTGACTTTCCGCTCCCGAGGCTGAGGATGCGGAACCGGGTCAGGCCGTGCCCTTCTTGTAATCCCTTCCCGCGGTCTCCTTTCGCTGGTGCTTGCCCCTATAATTAGGTATAATCACCGGCATACCCGGTAAGTCCTAAGGCGGTGGCAGCCCCAGAGTTAGGCCAGCCGGCGGATCCGAGAAGAGGGGGCTGCCACGCCCATCCGCCGCGCTGGCCTAATTTCCCCTGGGTACGCAGCCCGATCAGTAATAGACTCGAGGGTGTTATGTGGCAGCCCCTCGGAGTCTCCGATGGCTGCCTCTCAACCCACGCACGTCTTCCGGTTTGGCTACGGGTCGTCCACGGCCAAGCCCCCCATCGCATCCTTGCTGGGCACGAGATGTTTGTTGTGCGCACAGCGGCCCCCGGTCTGCGCACAGACGCAGGGGGGGGCAAGACGATGATCGACCGCGATACGGCGCAAAAAGTTCTCGACCTCAAGGCCCGAGGCGCATCGAGCCGGGCGATCGCCAGGGAACTGAGAGTCGCGCGCGGGACGGTGATGGCGATTTGCCGCGGCACCTGGGCCGGATTCCGACGGCCGCCCCGCGAAGCGGCGGAAGAGCCGGAGCGCATCGAGGAGCACTGCGAGCGTGGCCGCTGTGTCGAGTGCGGCGCGCTTTTGGACGTTCGGCCGTGCCGGGCGTGCCGCGTCCTGCGGAGAATCCAAGCGAGAAAGACAGGAGTTGAGACATGATCCTTAGGAACGAACTTTACGAGCAGATCAAGGAGGCCGTCCAGGCGCTCAAGGCGGGTTTCCGCGACGCCCTGGCCGACGGCAAGATCACGCTGGCCGAGCTGTGGCTCTTGGTCCAACATCTGGTGATCGATCTGGTAGGCATCGTCAACGGACTCGATGACCTGAGTCCGGAGCGCCGCAAGGAGGCCATTCTTGAGCTGGTAGACGAGGTCTACGCCGACGTGATCGCACCGATCGACCTGCCGTGGGTACCGGAGTTTATCGAACGATCCCTCGTTGATCCGATCCTCGGGATCGCCCTGCACGAGGTCGTTTCGCGTCTGCTGGACCAGTACGGTGGCGGGCAAGACGGGAAACTTAACGCGAAAAGCAAAGCATGATGTGGGGACCAACAGAAAACGAATGGCGAGCTCTCTTTTGGGGTCTTCTGCTGACAGGGTTGATTGTCGGGGTGGGCCTGACCCTGCTGGTCAGCCGGTGTGTGGGGGCGGAAATCGTCGGACCTGAAACCGTCGAACCCGGTGCGCCCGCCTGGTACGCGGTCGCGGACGCGCCGGCCGGCTCGAGCGCTGTCTTTTTGCCGAGTCTCGAGTTGGAGGCGGGCCCGCCGCACCTGCTTGACGGGCACGCGCTTTTCTGGACACGTACGCCGGGCCGGTACGTAATCCACGCAATCGTGGTCGACTGGGACGCGAAGCGGATCGTGCCCCTGGCCCAATCCATCGTGGTCGGTCCGGAGCCGGGCCCCGATCCTAATCCGGAGCCCGACCCGAACCCTGATCCTGATCCCATCCCTCCGGTCGTCCAGTTTCTCTGGTCATTTATCGTCGAGGAGTCGAGCGAGCGTACGGCAGCGACCGCGGCTATCATGACCTCGCCGGAAGTTCGCAGCCTCTTCAGGCCTGAGCATTTCCGCGTTGTCGATCAAGACAACCGGACGAACAAGGCCTTGGCCGAATGGATCGACAAAGTGCCGAACGGAAGCGCTCTGCCTTACTGGTTTTTGACTACCGAAACAGGCAGGATCGTCCATCAAGGATCTTTGCCGCAGTCGGTTGACGACGTGGTCGCCGTCGTCAAGAAGTACTTGCCGAAGGAGCAAGACAAGAGGAGCGCGCCGGGGAAGCGAAAAACGGCTCGATCCACGTCGCGATTACCACCCATGATGTATGAGTACGTGCCGTCGGTGCAGTCCATGCCGAGCTATTCGGGGTGGGGTCCCGGTGGGTATTGTTGCCCCGCTGGCCAGTGTGAGGGATTTTGGTGATGCCGAACTACGCTGTGCCCGATTGGGTTAAGCCGGGCTGTCTTCCGAGAAAGACGCAGTTCGGGAAACTCAAGGGCGTTCCCGCCTTTCGGGAATCCATCGAAGTCATTCCCAAAAAGGACTGGCCCGAGCTCATCCCGAAACAACCGGGGATACGGTTTTGTGTTCCGGAGCCGGAAGGCGTTTACAATCAGGGACAAGTCGGATCCTGCGCTTGCGAGTCGGGGAGCCAAGCCCTGTCGATCGTCCGCGTATTCTGCGGGCAACCATGGCTGCTGTTCAATCCGTACGGCATCTACGGGCGCGTCAACGGCGGTGTCGACGCCGGCTCGTCACTCGACGACGTGGCCGCATTCCTGCGCAAGTACGGTGCGTTCCCGGAGTCCGTCTGGCCTCGGTCGAAAGGTTGGCGCGCCGAGCCGACGGACGAGGCCTACGAAGCGGCGTACTCCTACCGATTGTTGGAGAGCTACGACATCGGCTCGGCGGAAGAGGCCGTAACGGCACTGCTGCTTGGAATGCCGGTGCACTACGGCAGCAACGGTCACGCGAAGTGCTTTGTCCGCGTGCTCACGCCGGAGAAGGGGTTGTACGTCAACTCGTGGGGCAGCGACTGGGGCGACGGCGGCTTCGGTACGGAGCGCTTTGCGAACATCTGGTGGCAGTACGGCGCGTTCGCGTACCGAACAGCGGTCGATACAGGCAGGATCTCTTGAAGGAGGACATGTCATGGCGGGACGAATCGCCGAAGCCAAAGCCCTATTCGCGATCAAAGCGATTGCATCTCAACGCTCGCGCGCTCTGCGGGCGCTGCTGCGCCCGGGCAAGACGGCGTTCAGGCTCCAGCTAAGCGGTTCGATTTCGGCCGCGCGGATCGATCTCGCGTACAGCGGCGCATTGGCCATCGAACGTGACGGTACACAGCAAGTCGCGCCCTCCGCGATCGAGCTCTTGGCCGCGGTAAAGCGCATCGTGATGCTGTGGGAAGAAGATGAAACCTGGGGGGCGCTAGCCCGCGAGCTCATCCGCTTTCGCTGGCATGAGCTCGAGCGCGCCGAGCTCAAGGCCATCAGCGAGGAGGTATTGGATCGGCTGCGCCGGACATTTCCAAAGCGGGGAAATGTGAGGGTCTACCTGGACTGACGTTCAGTGGGTCCTTCCCCGACGGCCGCTCCGCGCGGGCACGGGAACAATCCCACCACCAAACTCACTTTCTTTCGATTGTCCGATCATGAAACCGCGCATCGTAGCCTTGTCGGTCACCGACGTAGCCCGTGTGCTGTCGGCCGCGAGCGGCGAAAAGATTCTGCCGAGCATGATCGAACAGGACTTGAGGCAAGGGGCACCACAAAACGGAGACGGTTCAATCAACCTGATCGAATATACCGCGTGGCTGGTCCGTGAGGTATGCGCACTGAGAGTTTGAATCTCCGCAGGCTGCGGCCGTCCGAGCTGGCAACGCTTCTGAATTCGACGCCTCTCGGGACTGTCGCGAATGAACGCCAACTTCGTCGTCACCGGATCGAAGGAGGGTTGCGCATCGGCGATGGCACGCACGTCGACATTTTTCGTTACGCCGCTTGGCTCACCGTTCGCCACCGCACTCCGCATGGGAGCCGGTCGTACGAGGAGCAAAAGGAGGCGGCGCGCGAGCGCGCTGCCCGTCTGTCGAAATCCGGACGGGACATCGGAGAGTTGCCTCCTGTGGCCGACGCGCAGCGCCGGGCGAGCGCCGAGAATGACTTCCGGATGTTTTGCGAGACGTATTTCGGGACGCTCTTTTACCTGCCGTGGTCCGATGATCATCTTGCAGTCGTAAACACGATCGAGCGAACCGTGAACTCTGGCGGACAATTCGCTCTGGCAATGCCGCGAGGCAGCGGGAAAACGACCCTGTGCGAGGTTGCCTGTCTCTGGGCGTTACTCAGCGGCAAACGCCGGTTCGTTGTCCTCGTCGGCGCCGAGGAGGCGCACGCGATCGAGCTACTCCAATCGATGAAGGTGGAGCTGCTGTGCAATGATCTACTGCTGGCGGATTGGCCTGAGGTGATGTACCCGTTTCGCCGGCTCGAAGGGATAGCCCACCGGTCCAAGGGCCAGCTCTACCAAGGCAAGCCGACCCACGTTGCGTGGGCCGAACGGCAAATCGTTTTCGCATCGATTCCCGGCAGTCCCGCGAGCGGGGCTATCGTCCGGGCCAGCGGATTATTGGGCCGCCTTCGAGGCATGAAGCACACCCGGCCGGACGGTCGAGCGGTCCGGCCTGATCTGGTGATCGTCGACGATCCACAAACCGAGGCGTCGGCCATATCACCTCTTCAGTCCGCTCGGCGCGAGCACATCCTTACCGGCGCAATTCTCAACCTCGCAGGGCCTGGGCAGCGAATAGCGGCGGTCATGCCATGCACCGTAATCCAGGCCGGCGATATGGCCGACAATCTATTGGACCGGCGACGGCATCCTGAATGGCACGGCGAACGGTTCAAGCTCGTGTATCGTTGGCCGGACAACGAAAAGCTCTGGGAGCGCTACGCCAAAATCTACCGCGACCCGGGGCGAGCGCAAATGGAATGCCTTGCCGACGCCACGGAGTTCTATCGGGACCACCGGGCGGAAATGGACGCTGGGGCGAAGGTCGCCTGGCCAGCGCGGTACGAGCCGGGAGAGATATCCGCAATCCAGCACGCCTACAACCTGCGGCTGCGCGACGAGCCGACGTTTTTCGCGGAGTATATGAACGAGCCTCAGCGTGCGGCCTACGAAGGCGACTTCTGTAGCGCCGATCAGATCGCGGCGAAGCTCAACGGGCTCAAACGCGGCGAGGTGCCGACCGGGTACAGCTTGCTGACCGGACACGTCGACGTGCACGACAAGCTCCTCTATTTCGTGATTGCGGCCTGGAACCCGGAGAATTTCTCAGGCGCGGTCATCGATTACGGCACGTACCCTCGCCAGCGGCGCCGGTACTTTACGCTCCGGCAGGCAACTGCGACGCTCGGGCGGCAGAAGCCCGGCGCCGGAAAAGAGGGAGCGATCCATGCGGGGCTGGTAGCGCTGTTGGACGATTTGCTGGCGCGCGAGTGGAAGAGCGTCGACGGGCAAGCGCTCAGGATCGGCCGAATGCTGGTCGACGAAGGCTACAAGCCGGAGACGGTCAGGGCGGCCATCCGAGTGAGCAAGTACGCGGCGCTGATCCAGCCGTGCAAGGGAGTGTCGGTCCGAGCCGCCCACAAGCCCCTTGCCGAATACATCAATAAGGCCGGCGATGTGGCCGGACACTACTGGCGCACCGGCAAAGCGGCCCGGCGCGAGCTGCGAGGCGTTATGGTCGATATCAACTGGTGGAAGTCGCGCGTGCACACAGCGTTCGGAACCGCGCGGGGCGACCCCGGCAGCCTGGAGTTATGGGGCAAGACCCCCGAGGAACACCGCATGTACGCGGAGCACCTGGCCGACAGCGAATACATGGTGATGACTACCGGGCGAGGTCGGACCGTGCACGAGTGGTTTGAGCGGCCGGGCCGGCCCGACAATCATCTGTTTGACAGCACGGTAGGCGCAGCCGTCGCCGCGTCGATCAGCGGGGCCAAGATCCCCGGCAGCGCGCCGCCAAAACCCCGGCGGCGGAGGAGGAAATGGCGGTACCTATGAAGAACGATCCATCCCGAAAAAGAAAACGGCGTGGCCGGCCCAAGGGGTCGGCGAACGTGCGCCGAACGGTTATCGCTTGCCACCCGGGCCGTTGCCCGAATTGTGGCAGGACCGTAAAGCTGAATCTCAATGCGAAGCCCAACCGCGTGTACGACCATACGGGCCGACTGCCCGATGGTCAGACAACATACGACCGGATCGAGTACCGGCACACGAGCTGCGCGTGCGGTCAAGGGCTGGTGGTATGGACGGCCGTCACGGAAGGAAAGACCGATGGCGAGTAACCCGATCCGCGACCGCATCAAGGAGTTTCGCCGGGTGAAGGCGAGCGAGTTGCACCCGGCGCCACACAACTGGCGAGAGCACAGCGATCAACAGCGCGATGCGCTCCGCGGCATCCTGGCCGAGATCGGCTACGCCGAGGCCCTGATCGCGCGAGAACGCAAGGACGGCAGGCTCGAGCTCGTCAATGGCCATCTCCGGGCGGAGACGACGCCGGACATGGAGGTCCCCGTACTCATACTCGACGTGAGCGCGGAAGAGGCGGCGATCCTGCTTGCGACGATGGATCCAATCGGGCAGATGGCCGAGGCCAACACCGCCGCACTTGCCAAGCTGCTGGAAGGTCAAGAGCCCCAGGACGCCAACCTGCGCGAGCTTCTTGAGGACCTCGCGCCCGAAACGATCGAAGCAATCGCGGGCTCCGGCGACAAACCCCGAGCCGGCACCGAAGGCGAGGACCGGATGCCACTCCGTCCGCACGAGCACTATGACTACGTGCTGGTGCTCGCGCGGACGACGCAAGAGTGGGCTCGGCTCGTTGAACTCCTCGGGCTCGAACCCATCACCACGCGCGGCAAGATCGGCCTCGGGCGCGGCTACCCGGCCGAGAAGCTCATCGCCAAGCTCGAAGAGAAACCCGATGGAAAGCCTCCGAATCGTCGTTCCAAGTCGAAAGCGCGTCAATAACATGCGCCGGCTACTGGGCCTTATTCCCGAGGCCTTGGTGTGCGTTGCGCGCGAAGAGCTGAGCGCCTACGCCCAAGCCGTACCGAAGAGGCAACTCCTCGGGCACGATGTATCCGGCGGTCTGCCGGCGATCCGCGACTGGATCAACGAAACGATCCAAGAGGACTGCCTCGTCATGATCGACGACGATCTCCAATGCGTTCGCGCTTTGACCAAACCCCGTGGCAATCGTCGGATCACCGATCCGGTGGTCCTCGGACAAATCATCGAGAACAGCGCCCGGGTCGCCGCGGATCTGGACATCGGCGTGTTCTGCTGGACGCGGACGATGAACCGTCTCCTGCTCGATCCGCTCGTCATCCCGTTCAAACCGGTGCAGCCCATGTCGAGCTCGTTCGGCCTGCGCGGGCCGGCCCGTCAACGGCGGTTCGACTCGGGGCTGCTGGCCCGGGCCGACGTAGATTTCACGATGCGGACGCTTCGCGATGATCGGCTTCTACTGTGCGACTGCCGATTCTATTTCGACCACGGCCGCATTTTCTCGGGGAGCGGCGGCCAGGTCGGCCTCGTCGATTCGGCGTCTTTTGACGCGGCGACCAAGGAGCTCGAGCGCCGTTGGGGCAAGTTCCTCTCGCTCAAACCGCCGAACTACTCAAAGACCGGACGATACGTCGCCGCCTGCGGCATCCGCGTTATCCGATGCAACCCGCTCTGCAAGGAGTAATCATGAAAGCACTCGTGATCCCCTCGAATTCCAAGAGGCGCCTTGAAAACTTCTTCGCGGCCTGGCGGCCGGTTGCCGATTGGGACGTGGCGATCGTCGTCTTCGACGCCTGCTGCCCGCCTGCCATCGACGGCGCCGATGAGGTCTACGCATGGCATGACATCGACCGAGAGCTTGGCGACGCAGCCTGGATCATCTCCCGCCGTAACGCCGGCATCCGGACCTTCGGATTCCTGCGGGCCTACCAGATGGGCGCCGAAGTGATCGCGACCCTCGACGACGACTGCCTGCCAGGCGATCCGCTGTTCGAGTCACACGTGCGAAACCTCACGGAAACAACCTGCTGGACCTCAAGCAGCCTAAACATAACGGCCCGCGGGATGCCCTACCGCAACCGGGGGCACCTTTTGGATGTGGCGGTCAACGTCGGCCTCTGGCGGAATGTCGCCGACTGGGATGCGCCCCATACGCTTGTGACCAGGGCGGATAGCGAATGGTTTGAACCCGTGGCCTTCGATCGGATGATCCCGGCCGGGCAATATGTGCCCATGTCGACCATGAATCTCGCGTTTGCGCGAATGGCTCTCCCGGCCTTTTATTTACCCCGCATGGGTCAGGGCGTCGAGTACGACCGCTTTGACGACATCTGGGGTGGCGTGATCGTCAAGCGGATCTGCGATCACCTCGGATGTCATGTCACCGTGGGCCGGCCGGTTGTCGAACATCAGCGGGCGAGCGATCCGTTCACGAACCTGGTCAAGGAGGCCAACGGGATCGCGCGAAACGAAACCTTCTGGCAGGACATCCATGCGATGCAGCTTCGCGGCAGCGACTTCCGCGAATGTATGGCGGAGATTGGCAACCACCTGCTCCGCGAGAAGAACGCCTTCGGCGCATACTTTCAACAACTTGGTCAGGCAATCCTTCTATGGCTCGAACTGCTCAATACATGATCGTGTCGATCCCCAACTCGGGGACCGACTGGCTGGCGTCGATTATCGAAAAGTGGGGCTCCGGACTCCGCTACTATCGAAAGGAGTTCTTCAACCCGATCTGCAATCCGCGGTACGGCCAGCAGCTCGAACTCGGCTTCGGCTGTGAGCTCGTGAGTTGCTATCGCAACATCGGCGTGCGGTCCGCCGATCAGGTCAAGACGCTGGACGATGTCTACCGACGGACCTGGATGCGGGAAAACTGGAACTTCGACAAGGAGAACTTCTCTGCCTTCAAGGTGCCGTGGCTCGCCGAACACTTCGAGCTCGTGTTTCTCTATCGGTCCTACGACAGCATGTTCCCGCCCAGCCGGCTCCGTGTGCTGGCCTGGTATGATGCGATCTACAATGCCCTGGCCGACGCCGACATGGCGATTCGCTCCAAAATCGGCCTCCGCGAACGGGCCCGCGTGGCCCACAGCCTTTGTTGGGACGAGATGATCCCGCAGGCCCGGCGGCTGGGTGCGCCAATCCTTGACTACAATCGGTTCTGTACGGGCAATCTGCCCGCCGTCCTGCGCGAACTCGATCAGGGCTGGCTCGGGAAAGTCCTCGATGTCGAGGGCGCCGCGCGGTGCGTCCTGGAGACGCGGCGATATCACCCCAAACGCTAGCGGCGTCACGTCATTCGCGTCCCTCCACTCCAAGCCGTCCGCACGGGCGGAAAGCAGGGCCGAAGCCCCTCAATCCCCCCCCGGGGGGGCTATTCGGCAAAATGACGCCGTAACTGTTTTCCTCACAAGGACTTCCGACGAGGACTTTCTTCAACATAACCTTGACGGGGGAGCCCCGTATCCCTGAGAATAGGGCCATATGAGGGGCACAACACCTAACTCAGAGGGTACCCATGGGAACCAACGATCACCCAAAGGCCGTCCGGGCACGGTACAAGGGCGTGTGTCGCCTGTGCGACCAGCCTATAGAGAAGGGCGAGGCAGTCCTTCCGGTCAAGCAAATGCGGGGCCGGACCCGCTGGGCGCATCAGGCCTGCGTCCAAGCCGACCAGTCCGCCTCCCTCGCGCCGTCCAACGGCGAGGGGGCCAAGCACGCCGCGGAGGTCCTGGACGTCACGCTCCGGGCTTTGAACAGCCTGCAAAAACGGGTCCGAGAGCTCGAAGCCAATGAGCCACGACGGATCGAGCTCCGGACCCCCGAAGGCGACACCCGCGAAATCGAAGGCGCCGTCCATCCGGCATTCGAGCGAGTCGTAGAACTCGCCCAAGCCCGCAAGAACATTTTTCTACCCGGGCCCTCCGGCTCCGGCAAGTCACATCTGGCCCGCCAGGTGGCCGAGGCCCTGGGGCTCCAGTTCGGGTCGATTTCCTGTTCGGCCGGCATGTCCGAGTCTCAACTGCTCGGGCGGATGGTCCCCTACGGCGAGAGCGGCCAGTTCAAGTTCCTGGGCACGCAGTTCCTCGACTGCTACGAGAACGGGGGCGTGTTCCTGTTTGACGAAATCGACGCGGCCGACAGCAACGTGCTGCTCGTAATCAATTCCGCTCTGGCGAACGGACACCTCTCAGTCCCGAGCCGGCATGACAACCCGGTGGCCAAGCGACATCCGGATTTTGTCTGCATGGCCGCGGCAAACACCTGGGGGCGCGGCGCCGATCGGCAGTACGTCGGTCGCAACGAGCTGGATGAGTCGACCCTGGATCGGTTCCGGATCGGTTGCGTCCCGATGGACTATGACGAGTCGCTCGAGCGCCAGCTTTGCCCGGACAATGATCTGTACAACCGGCTGGCCGGCTACCGCCGTCAGATCGAGGCGAACCGACTGGAGCGGATCGTATCGACCCGATTCATCGCTGACGCCTACGAGATGAAGCACCGCTGGGGTTGGTCCGATGAACGGATCGATCAGCAGCTGTTCAACGGGTGGCGCGACGACGAAATTCGCAAGGTCAAGGGGGACTGACCATGCGCACCGACATCTACAAATACAAACCCGGGTCTGTTACTCACGCCTATCTATTCGACAGCATCGAGGACCTCTTAGGCGAAATCGCCAAGGTCCCCGAGTCGCGTGTCAAAGGGGCGAACATCGACATCGGTTCCCGATCCTTTGTCGGGCGCCGATTCAAGTCGTGGGGGGAAGTCTATGATGCGGCGCGTCAGGCCTGGCCCGAAGGCCTGTCGATCGTCGACCGGATGCTACGTGACCTCGACGGCATCGACTTGCCCCGCCCGACCAGCCGCCGCCGCCGCATCCGCTTTAACGAGGATAACGGGGATGAGGTTGACTACGATCGATTGCGGTCCGGTCAATCGTACTGGCGGACGACCCGCCGGCAGAATAGCCGGGGCCCCGCGACCATCACAGTACTGGTCGACGTGGGCGCGAACTGCATGGTCAGGCACTCCGATATTCTCTGGCGTGGGGCGGCAGCCATTGCGCTCACCAAGCGCCTTGAAGAGGCCGGATATCGGGTCGAACTCTGGGCGGTCCACCAATCGACCGACCTGTGGCGCACGGACATTACTCAACGGCAGGTCGACGGATTCCACGCCGCCTGCCTCAAACGTCCGGGCGATCCCCTGGACCCGAGCACGTTAATCGCGGCGGTCAGCGGCTGGTTTTTCCGGACAGTCTGGTTCCGGGCTGCTTGTCTCGGCAATCTGGAGGTCCACCGAAACCTCGGCCATCACCGGGTTCCCCGCGAGGTGGACCTGGACCGAATCACGCCCGACAGCCACCGCATCTTGATCGCCGGTGCCTTCAGCTACGAAGGCGCAGTGAGCCTGATTCGCAACGTACTTACCCAACTCTCTACCAACTGAAAGGGGGGCTGACGATGCAACTCCAACTCCACGAACAGTACCGACCGCAACGCTGGTGCGACGTGATCGGCCATAAGCGAGTGCTCCGCCGGATCGAGCGGCTCCGCCGCCGAGGCCTTGGCGGGCGGGCCTACTGGCTGTCCGGCCCGTCCGGGACGGGCAAAACGACGATCGCCCGACTCCTCGCCCGGGAAGTCGCCTCGGAGTGGTGCACAGAGGAGGCCGACGCAACCGATCTGACCGTCGCCCGCGTGCAAGAGCTGGAACGGCAGTCGCGTTGCCTCGGCCTCGGGGACAAAACCGGCAGAGCCTTTATCGTAAACGAGGCCCATGCGATGAACAAGCGCGTGGTCCGCCAATTCCTCACTACGCTGGAACGACTGCCGGCTCACGTCGTTTGGGTGTTCACGACGACGGAGGCCGGCCACAAGCTGTTGATCGATACGATCGATGGGGACCCGCTCGTGAGCCGGTGCGTCCGGTTGGCACTCGACACTCAGGGGCTCGATGTCTACTTCGCGCGCCGGGCCCGCAAGATCGCCCGGACCGAGAGGCTCAACAGTCGGCCCTTCGAGTACTACTTGGCGATGGTCCGCCGGTATCACTGTAACCTTCGCACCGTCCTCGGTGAGATCGAGGCCGGCGCCATGAGCGAATGAAAGGTCCAACCATGGCACCGATTCCTAAAACCGTTCACGGCCTGAACGCCTTCGATTGCATCTCGGCGATGCAGAAGTGCATCCGCCGCGGGATGGAACGCGAGGCGATGGAGTTCGCTTGCGAACTCGGTCACACATCCAAGGGCTTCGCTTCGATGGTCGCCAACCGGCTGGAGATCATCTCCCACGAGGACGTGGGGCTGGCGGCTCCCGACGTGATCCCACTGATCCGGACGTGCTGCGAGCAGGCCCGGGCTTGGTACCAACCCGACAGGCTCGGCAAATGGCGGATGCCGATCGGCACCGCGATTCGCGCGATGTGCCGCGCCAAGAAGAGCCGGGAGGGCGATCACTTCCAGGCCGCCGTGGGCCTCCATTCGGAGCTCGACGGATATGCCCCGGAAATCCCCGACTGGGCCTACGACCAGCACACGATCAAGGGCCGGCGCATGGGCCGCGGGCTGGATCATTTCCGGACCGAAAGCACGCGGCTCAGACCGACCCCGAAGAAGCCCGATCCCTACGAGGCCGAAGCCTACGAGCTCTGGGCCCGCCAGCGTAGCCGGCCCGCGCGCGGGACCGGGCCGGCCTTATTCTAAGCCTCGCCCGACGCCCCCGGATTCGGCCCGCGCAACCGGCGCCCGGGCCCAAATCCGGGGGCCCGGCCCCTCTCTATTTCGTCCCTGTCCCCGGCTCCCCCGCAAGCAGGCTCTCGCACGCGCTACGCGAGGCCGGGGCCCATCCGGGCATCATTATCCGCCCCTCCCTAACACGAGTCGAATACAGACCAATTCCGGGCGTTCTCAGATAGTTTCCTATCTTAACATAAATTGCGTTTTTGAATTCATTCGCTCGCCCGGATCTAGTCCTTGTGCCGCGCGGGCCCGTAGGCTTGATGGCGGACCCTGCGGCACTCCGTTTCTATTTCTATTTCAGGAGAACTCACGGGAGTTTTGCGGGCATTTCAGGGAGAATTCACGCTCATGCCCCTAGCCGACGACATCGCCGAACTCGAAGCCATCCTCCAGGAAGGCGCCGAACAGGTCGCCGTCGACGGCACGAGCGTGCGCTATCGGTTCGACGAGATCCGCCGCCGGCTGGCCGCGCTGAAGCGGCAACAGGAGCCGACGAAACGCCCGCGGATCGCGCAGATCGACCTATCCGACTGCTGAGAGGTCCGAATCATGGCCCAACGGAACGGTCACACCGCGATTCTCGGCCCGAACGGCCGACCGTACCGTTTCGACTATGACGCCGTCGAGGACAAGAAACGCCGCCGGCCACCGCGGGTGCGCCTCCTGTCGGAGGACAAGCACCTGGCCGAGGGCGACCGCAAAAAGCTGGTGGCCACGGCGCGCGATGTCGTCCGCAATTGGACCATAGCCGCATGGATGGTCCGCAAGCATCTGGACTACGTGGCTACATTCGGGTTCCAGGCGCGGACCGCGGACGAAGCGTTCAACGGCCGGCTGGAAGACCTTGTACGATCGTGGAGCCGCAAGGCGAATTTCGACGTGGCTGGCCGGCACAGCTTGGGCCGCTATCTACGGCTGGCCGAGGCCCGGCGCACGCTGGACGGCGACTTCGGCACGTTGAAGCTCTCCAGCGGGCGCGTGCAGGCCATCGAAGGAGATCGTATCCGCACGCCGCGCTCGGGGCTGCCGAAGGGCGTCGATCCCGATGACGTGGTGCACGGCGTGATCCTCACCAAAGCAGGCGCCGCGCGCGGGTATTGCCTCCACAAGCGGGGCAAACTAGGTGACGGGTTCGAGTTCGAGCGGATCGTCCCCGCGCGGCATTTCTTAATGACGGGCTATTACGATCGGTTCGACCAGGTGCGCGGAATCTCGCCGCTCGCCTCGGCAATCAATACGCTCCAAGACGCGTACGAAGGGCTTAGTTACGCGGCCTGCAAGGCGAAGGTCGCTCAAATGTTCGGCCTCGTCACCAAGTTCGGCAGCGAGGAAGAGGAGTCGATGGGGGAGGTGACGACGGAGACGGACGATGCAGGAAACATGCTGAAAAACCGGACCGTCGTGGACTTCACGCGGGCGCCCGTGCAGCTGGACCTTGATCCCGAAGATTCGGTGGAACTCCTGGAGAGCAATCACCCGCCGACGCAGCTGCTGGAGTTCATCAAGCTGTTAATCATGTTGACACTCAAGGCGGTGGATATACCCTATTCCTGGTTTGACCAGAAGTCCGCGACGTGGTCCGCCGGCCGCACCGACTGGGTCCTTTACGATGCCTCGGCCGAGTCGCGCCGCGCCGACAACGCGGAGTTCCTCAACGCGCTGCTCGCTTGGCGCATCGTCTTGTGGCTGCTGGACGCCGAGCTGCAGCTGCCGAAGTCCATGGCGCTGGAAGAGGTCCGTTGGGAATGGATCCCGCGAAAGATGGCCTGGGTCGACCCGGCCAAGGAGGCTGTCGGGTGGGAGAAGGCCCTTCAGAATAAACTGACCAGCCGATCGCGCATCTGCAAGTCCCAAGGGAACGATTTCTACGAAATCGCCGACGAGTTGGCGGCCGAGGAAGCATATCTGGCCGGCCAACAACCACCAAACGGCAAAACCAGGCCGCCGGCCAAACAGACGCAATACGTCGCGTCGCTCAAGGACTATCTGGGGATCGCGATATGAACCGGAGCGCACGAACCAACCCGGAGGAAAAGAGGCGTGAATATCCCCTCTCCGCGCTGCACCTTGATTGCGACGCCTTCGAGCTTGGCGACGCTCCAGCCGACGCCGAAAAAGTGCCGGTGCAAATGCTCATCCGCACGAACGAGGGAGTCGAGCGGTTCGGCGAAGTCTGGTACCACGACTTCGCCGGGATGCGCCGCAAAGAGCGAGTGTCGATCGACTATCTCCACCAGCCGGAGCAGGTGATCGGCTATCTCGACGCGTTCGATGTCAAGCCCGAGGGACTGGTCGCGTCCGGTTACCTCGTACCGTATGGCGAGGATGACGTAACCCGCCAGATCATCCATCGCGCGCGGGCCGGGGTCCCGTACGAGGCATCGATCTATTTCGGCGGTAACGGCATGCGCATCGAAGAGGTGACGGCCAACGCAAAGACTGAAGTGAACGGCCAGCAAGTGAACGGGCCCGCCGTCGTTTTCCGCGAATGGGCGTTGCGCTCGGCGGCGATCGTGCCGTGGGGCGCAGACGGCCAGACCCGGACGAAGATGAAGCTCGCCGCCGGCGAGGAAAACATTGCAGTTCGACTCACAGTGATCGAGGAGGAACCGATGTCCCTTGATGCACAGACGAAGGAAAAGCGGAGCCTGCTGGAAAAACTGGCGGGCCTGCTTGGACTGAACGACGGCGTCGACGGTCCAGCCGAGGACGGGCCGGAGCCGGCCGGCCAGGAGGCGCCGAAAGCGCAGGACGAGCCCGGTGCGGATCATGGCGCCGCGGCTGAGGAGGAAACCGATGAATCCCGAGCGCAGGAAGCACCGCCAAGAAATCCTGGCCAACGGTTTCTGGACACCTTCGGCGAGCAAGGCGCTCTGTGGTTCGCGGAAGGAATCACTTTCGAGGAAGCCGAAAAGCGCTATCTCGCAGCGATCAAGGCCGAGAACGAGGAGCTGAAGCAGCGGCTGTCGCTCGTCGACCGCGGCGAGAAGGAGCCGGCCGAATTCCGCTCCGACGGCGAGCAGGTTACGGCGAACCGCGAAGAACTGCAAAACTACGGCGACAAGCTGTCGGCTCTTGTGGCCTTCAATGCCGACAGGATGCGCCGCAAATAGACGAATCGGCCCGGAGCCGGATAAACAGGCACCGGCAGACCTTCAACCCGGAACAGAGAAGAGGAGTCATCACGCATGTCCGCTCCGACGCTATTGGACGTGATCAAGCGCAACGGGACCGACGCGGCGGTCGGCTTGATCGAGGAAGCCTCGAAGGCGACCCCCGAGGTGGCGCTTGGCGCCGCCCGCACCATCCGCGGGCTGAACTATAAGACGCGCGTCAGGACCGGCTTGCCGACGGTCGGATTTCGGCAAGTCAACCAGGGTACGGCCGTCTCGAAATCCACGATCGAGCAACGGCTCATCGAGTGCTACTTACTCAATCCCCAATTTGAAGTAGACAAAGCCGCCGCTGATGCAGCCGAAGACGGCGCTGCCGCTTACTTGGCGGAGGAATCGCTTGGCGTCACGCAGGCGGCTTTTCAGGCGCTCGGCATTTCATTTTTCTACGGAGCTCACTCGTCGTTTGGGAAAAGCGATGCTTTTCCGGGACTCCTCCAATGCTACAAGAGTGACGAGATGGTCGTGGACGCCGGCGGAACGACCGCCAACACGGCATCGAGCGTCTGGCTTGTCCGGTGGGGCATTCAGGACGTGAAGTGGGTACTCGGCGAGGGCGGCCGGGCCGAGGTCACCGACCCGATCGAGGTCCGGCTGACAGATGACAACGGAAATCCGTACACCGGCTATCGGCAAGAGCTCTATCTCCGGCCGGGTCTCCAGGTGGGATCGATCTACTCGGTGTGCCGGATCAAGAAGCTCACCGAGGACAGCGGCAAGGGGCTCACCGACGCCCTGATCGACAAGGCGATGGAAAAGTTCCCCGCCGGCCGGCCTCCCACGGCCTGTTACATGACGCGGCGCAGCCGGCGGCAATGGAAAAACAGCCGGACCGCTACGACGCCGACCGGCGCGCCCGCGCCGTGGCCCGACACGATCGACGGCCCGGAAGGCCAGATCCCGGTCTACACGACTGACTCGATCTCGAACGTCGAGACCCTGACGCTCTAAGCCGAAGAGCGAGCGTTTCCGAATCATGACTCTTTGACGGCGAGGACAAAAACCATGGATCGTACAGGATTCGGCGTGCGGGACGCCAATTTCAAGAAGACGAAGGCTCTGCCGGATGGGGCCGTCTCGGTCCAGACGGCCGGGATGGACCTCGGAGCACTTTCCGGGCGCGGTGCCCGACTGGAAGAGTTCGAGCTGCTGATCACCGCGCCGGCCCTCACGACGGCCGAGCTGCCGGACACCAAGACCATGAAGTACGACGTGCAGTGCGACGGCGACGTGAATTTCGGCAGCCCGAAGACGATCGCGAAGGAAGTGCTCGTGCAAACGGGTGCCGGTGGGGCGGGTGCCGCCGCGGCGACGGCCCGTTTCCGGCTCCCGTCGGACGTTGAGCAGTACGTGCGCGTGCAGGCGACCAATTCAGGGACCGGCGACGCCAGCGGCAAGAGCATGACGGCGGAACTCCTGTTCTGACCGAGGTCCGCCCATGCCGAGGCGCATCCAGGGCCCGATCCGCCGCGCGCTAAAGACGCTTCAGGGCGCGGCCGGCGTCGAGGTGACGTACCGCCGGGGCGAGGACGAAGTCGCCGTGATGGCCACGAAGTCCGAGGTCGACATGGAAATCGACCGCGGCGACGCTGGCCTGACGGTGCTGCGGCTGATGCAGTGGCGGATACTGGCCGAGGACCTGGTCCTCGGCGGGACGGAGATCGAACCGCAGAAGGGCGACCGGATCGAGGAGATCACCGGCGGAGTGCTACGCACGTACGAGACCATGGCCGTGCGCGGCGACAGCCCGTACGAGCTGGTGGATGCGGACGGCACGGCCTACCGAGTGCATACGAGCCTTGTGTCCGAGCAGGCGACGACAACCACGACGAGCCCTCCGACGACGACAACGACTTCGGCAGCATGAACGAAGTTATCCTGAAAGCGACGAACGGCCGATGGGCGTTGAAACTCGGCGTCTGTCTGGTGAGTCTGCTGACGGCCGGCAGTCTCGTCGCGGGCTGGGTTTGGGCCGCGTCGGCCGACCGGGCCCGGATCGAAGGGGAGGTACAACAACATAGCCGCATGGTCGAGGATCACGAGAACCGCCTCCGATCGATCGAAGGGCAGCTCGGCGAGATCGCGACCGACGTGCGCTGGATCCGCGAGCAGATAGAGACGACACGGTGAGCTGCTACACGGCCTTACTCGCCGACGCGGTGTGCGCGGAGCTGAACGCCGGTACGTTCTGCCAGGCGTTCACGGCCGTTCGCCTTTGGCTCGTGGAGTGGCGGTTGCCGGAGCTGGCGACGCTCCGCGTGAGCGTGGTCCCGGGCCCACTGACCAGCGAGATCCTGACCCGGGGCCGAGACCTGAAAACGAGGCTGATCGACGTGGCCGTACAAAAACGGATCGGCGTAGACGGCGACGGCAACGCGCTGACGGCGGAGATCGACGCGCTCGTCGAGCTCGTCGAAGAATTCGTGGCGTTTTTCCGGAGCCGCACGATCTCGCCGGACGGCCCGGCGGCGGTGTGCATGTCCCGCAAATTGATCACGGCGGACCAGGCCGCGGTTGCCAAAGAGCATCTTGAGGATCTTCGGACTTTCACGGGCGTGTTGCGCCTGAACTTCCAGGTCCAGGGACAATCCTAGGGAAAGAGCAGATGTTCGGCATGGCGATCGAGCAGGCGAAGGGGCTCTTCTTCGACTCCAAGAAGGTCATCGACGCCACCACGAAGGCCGAGCGCAGGGTCTTCTCGCGGTTCGGGGCCTTCGTCCGGCGAGCGGCCCGCTCCAGCATCCGCAAGCGGAAGCGGGCCTCGGAGCCGAGCAAGCCGCCCTCGAGCCATACCGGGCTCTTGAAGCGCTTCATCTTCTTCGTCTACGACCCAAATCGGCGCTCGGTGCTGATCGGGCCAGCCCGCTTGAGCGGCAAGGCCGGCGACGCACCGCGGGCCCTGGAGCATGGCGGCAAGTCGAAAATCGTCGCCCGTCACAAGGGACGGCCTGCGATCCGCGCGGTGACCATACGGGCTCGCCCGTTCATGGGTCCGGCCTTTGAAAAGGAGAAACCCAAGCTGCCCGCTATGTGGCGGGACAGCGTGCGAGCATGATCGTTAGAGAGGAGAAGACCAGTGGCAGCAGGCGACTATCGAATCGGCCTGGACGGAAAGTTCTACTACGGGAACGCGGGCGGCCAAGCCAACACCGAGGCGGACAACGTCGACGACGTGACGCTGAACCTGTCGAAGCGCGTCGCCGAGTCCCTGCGGCGCGGGAAGAAGTGGGTCGCCAAAAAGCCTATCGCGAACGAGGCGACCATCGACTTCAAGGTGCTCGACATCGAGGGCGACGGCTTCGTGGCCGCTCTGGAGTCGGCCTACATGAACGACACGCGGATCGCGCTGTATCCGACCGACGGGACCGGCGGCAAGGGCCTGGACGCGGACTATTACATCACCCAGTTCAACCGACAAGAAGACAACGAGGGGATCATTTCGTACACGGTCAAGGCGGAGCCAACTGACGAGCTGCGCGATCCGCAGTGGCAATGACGAGGAGCAAGATAAATGGTTGCAACGAACATGAGCGTGGCCGGCTCGATCGCCGGCTTGACCATCCAGGGCGTCATCAGCCGGAACGGAGAGGGACAAGTCGGGGCCCAGGTCGCCCTTGGCGCGGGCGAGGCGGGCACGCTCAAGACCCGCATTGACGACGATGAAGGCACGTTCACCGTGAGTGGACACACGTTCCAGGTGGGCGACGTGGTCGACATCTACTGGGGCGGCGGCGTCCGATACGGGATGGTGGTCAGCGCCGTCAACGGCGACGACTTCACCGCCGGCGGGGCGGGCGGCCCGGGCGCCGGCGACAGCCTGCCCGCTCAGGACACGGCGATCGTGGCCGACGAGCAGGTTGAGGTGGACATCGATTTCGATGGCGACTCCATGACGCTGATCGTGGTGCACTCGACGCGCCGGGCCCACGTGGATTTCATCGATTCGGGTGCGGCGAGCCTGAAGGCCGTCGAGCTCACGGCGAACGAACCGTGGATGTGGGCCGATCAAGGTTTTACGCGGCCGATCACGGGCAACCCGGTCGACAAGGCCCTGATCTCCAACGGCGACCCGCAGAACGCGGCCACGCTTACCATCGGCGTCCGGCTGGACAGCGTGGCTTAACCCGGAGGTCCGCAGCAATGCCTGAGTTCACCGATGCCAAACGCGATCGATGGACGATCGATGTCACCGCGGGGACGTTGCGGCGTGTGCAGCAGCTCCTAAAGGACCAGTATGGTAACGTCGACCTCGGCGAGCCTCTGGATGGCGACCCGCCGCTCTTGACCCGGTTCGACGTGGAGATCGCCTTCAAGGTCGACATCCTCTACGCCGTGCTGAAGCCCCAGTTGGACCAGCGCGGCGTGTCCGATCTGGAGTTCGCCGAGCGCTTGAGCGGCGAGGCTCTGTTTCACGCCTCGGAGGCGTTCATGGAGTCGTGGGCGGATTTTTTCCGCTCCCTCCGCCGTCCCCACCTGACGGCGGCGATCGAAAGCCAACAGGAGCACGTGGCGAAGATCTGGGCCAAAGGCGAGGAGCTCGTAAGAAGCGAGGCCCTCCAAAGGAAGCTCGACGGCGACCTGGCGGAACTTGGCAGCTCTGTGTTGAGCTCGCTGCAATCGCCGGATGCGAGCCGGAACCCCGGACACTCCGCGAGCTAGCCTGGATGGCCGAGGCCCGCGATCGGGCCGCTTGGAACCGCACCTTCGCCCTGGAAGCCGTACTCTATAACGCCTTCCGGGGCAAGAACGACGACCCGGTCGACCCGATGCAGTTCTACCCGTGGCCCCTGCCGAAACATGAATCGAAAAAGGTAAAGCGGCTCACCCCTGAATTGGACCGAATGCTGAGCGACACCTACCCGGCGAAAAAGTGACCGAGAGCTGAAAGCCGAAAGCCGAAGGCGGACGCGGCTATCAGCTTTCCCCTATCCCCTATCCCCTGACCCCTGTCGCCTGACATGCCCCCCAACGCCTCCGCGATCCGAGCCGGCGCCGCCTACGTCGAGCTGTTCTGCAAGGACAACCGGTTCACCCGCGGGCTCAGAATCGCCGAGCGGAGGCTGCGTGCGTTTGGCCAGAAGGTGTCTCAGATCGGCAAACGCATGCTTCTGTTTTCCGGTGCGATCGCCACCCCGCTTGCCTTTGCGTCCCGCACGTTCGCCGGCTTCGAAGACCAGATGAAGGCCGTGCAGGCGGTCACCGGCGCAGTGGGTGACGAGTTCGATCGTCTGTACGATCAGGCCAAGCGCCTGGGTCGGACCACTTCGTTCACCGCCGCCCAGGTCGCCGGCGGGATGTTGAGCCTGGGCCGTGCCGGTTTCAACCCAGCGGAGATCGAGGCGGCCATTCCGGGCGTTTTGAACCTTGCCCGGGCCACCGGCACCGACCTGGCCATGGCAACAGATATCGCGGCCGGCACGCTTCGGGCCTTCAGCCTCGAGGCCGACCAGATGGGCCGTGTCACAGACGTTCTAGTGGCCACGGCCAACAATTCCGCTCAAACCATGGAAGACTTGGGCGAGTCGATGAAATACGCGGCCCCCATTGCCGAGGAGTACGGGCTGTCGCTGGAGGAGACGGCCAAGGCGTTGGGCGTGCTGGCCAACATGCAGATCAAGGGTTCGATGGCCGGCACCACGCTACGCCAGGTCATGCTGCAATTGGCCGATCCGAATGTCCGCCGACAGCTCCAAGAAATCGGCATCCAGGCAACGGACGTGACGGGCAACCTGCGGCCCTTATTAGGTCGGATCCTGGCCGAGGTCGGAGCGGCCATGGGGCAGATGGGTAGCGCCCAGCGTCTGAGCTTGGCTCAATCCCTGTTTGGCAAGCGGGCCGCGGCCGGGGCATTGAAGTTGGCCAAAAGTGACTTTCCTGCATTGGCTGACGCAATCGACAATGCCGGTGACGTGGCCGAGCGCACGGCTAAGGTGATGGACTCGGGGCTGGGCGGCGCGTTTCGGCGGCTCTTGTCGGCTTTGGAAGGCGTGCAGATCGCCGTTGGTGAGGCACTTTCAAAACCCTTGGGCGGCGTGATGGACAAGATCGCCGGTCTGGCGGTCACGATTGCGGAAATCATCGCCGAGAACAAGCAGTGGATCATCGGCATCAGTGGCACGGTGGCCGCAATTGCGGGAGTCGGTGCCGCGCTTGTCGCTCTCGGTATCGCTGGCCAGGCAGTCGCGTTCATCTTCGGTGGAATCGCCGCGACCATCGGGGCTGTGGGCGCGGCGATCGGGTTTATCGGGTCCGTTCTTGCCGCGTTGCTCTCCCCGATCGGGCTCGTGACCGCGGCTGTCGTCGGCCTGGGAGCTTACTTCCTGAAAACGACCGGGGCCGGAGGCAAGGCCCTCCAGTGGCTGGCCGGCGTTTTCGGCGAGCTGAAAGAGGACGCTTTGCGGGCCTTCGAGGGCATCCGGGACGCCCTGGCTGCCGGCGACCTGGAGCTGGCGTGGCAGATCGTCCTCCTCGCGCTCAAGCTCGAATGGCGAAAGGCTGTGGGCTGGCTCCACGAAAAGTGGATCGGGTTCAAGGACAAGATGCTGACCGCCTGGAACGAGACGGTCGCCGGCGTCAACATCATCTTCGTCAACGCGATCGCCAAGCTGCAAGAAGCGTGGGTCGGGTTCACCGGCTTCTTGGTCGAGAAATGGAAGGGAGCCGAAGAGACACTTGCCCGTGGGCTCGGCTGGATCATTGCGAAGATGCAGGGCCTGAGTCCAGCTGAGGTCGTGGCCGACGTTGAGCGGCAGTACGGCATGGGCAGAGCGGAGCGCGAAGAGGCCCGCCGAAGGAGGCTCGAGGAAATTGAACGCGGAAGGGAGGAGCGAACCGCGGCGATCGGCGCGGCGGCTACCCAAGCGGCGGCCAAACGACGGGCTGCCCGCGAAGCGGAGCTTGCCCGACTCAACGCGGGACTCGCCGAGGCCCAGAGAGTATTGGATGAAGCGATCGCCGAAGCCAAACGAAAGCGCGACGAGGCCAAGGCCAAGACGGCGGAAACCGAGAGGCGCCCGGCTGGCCTGGCGGCCGGCGGCTTGGGAATTGCCGAATCCGTTGCCGGCGGCGTGTTCGGCACATTCTCTGCCGCCGCGGCGATGCGGATGGGTGCCGCCAGCTCGATCCAGGGACGGATGGCCGATGGGATCGACAAAATCGCTCAGCACACTGAAGCGATGGAAGGCGAGCTCCACGACCTGGGCATGGAATGGGGAGCCTGACGATGAGCTATTTCGAGCTGGTCGGCCAGGAGACGAGCGAAGGGCAGAGCCCGCGCGGTCGGCAGATCTGGCGGATCACGGACGTGGACGACGCCACTACCGCCCGGGCGATCGCCTGGGCCGCCGCTCCCGTCGTGTTCGACGGCCTTTTGAAGCAGGATGCGCATATCAGAGAGATCGGCGGCGGCCAATGGGACGTGGAAGTGACGTACGGCGTCCTCGGCTCGCCCGAGCCGGACAACATCTCCTGGTCCTTCGATATCGGCACGTCCAGCTTGCATATTACGCAGGCGCTGGAGCACGTGAACACGTACGACATGTACGGCGGCTTGTTCGCCGGCCACAAGGGCGCAATCGGCGTCAACCGGAGCGGCAACAGCCTGAACGTCGAGGGCTGTGACATCGTTATCCCGGTGTTCACCTGGGAGGAGACGCACAACCTGCCGGCGGGTACCGTCGCCTCCTATGCCTGGATCCAGACGATGGAGGGACTGGTCGGCCATATCAACGATGCCCCCTTTCGGATCTGGGCGAAGGGCGAACTCTTGCTGTTGGGCGTGAGCGGCTCTCACGCGAGCCTCGTCGAAAAGTGCTCGCCGATCACGTTCAAGTTCGCCTCCAGTCGCACCAAAACCGACCTGACGATCGGCGACATCACGGGCATCACGAAAGAAGGACATCACTGGCTCTGGATCGAGTACCAGGAGTACGAGGACGAAGCCGCGGGGCTCCAGACCAAAAGGCCGTGGGCCGTGCACGTCGAGCGGGTGTACGAGTATGCCGACTTCGGCGACCTGGGCATCGGCGATCCGTGGAGCTGAGGAAGCATGGGCGAACTCCGAAAGGCGAAACGCGGCGAGCCTTTTCGGCCATCGGTCGCATGGCAGAACGCTACGATCGACGCGATCCGCTACGTGCGCGAGCTGCAATCATCCGGAGGTCAGAGCGTTGGGCACTCAGCTAGGCAAGCCGACATTGTGTTCATCAAGAACACGACGGGCTTGGCCCTCTGTCGTCACAGCGTCGTCGGCACTGAGAAAGCGTGGCCAACTCCGAACGACAATCTGAATCAGTTCCAGAATCTGCCGCTCCTGCACGGTGTCGTCCCGCAGCGACCGCGACATCTCGGCCGCTATGCGGTTCTCTTGGAGCCGGCCGAGCCCGATGCGATTGTGCCGGCCGTCCTGGACGGAGTGACCGTCGCGCGGCTTGCCGTTAATCATCCATGCGATGGGTTCGCCGATATCATCGACGGCGATCCCTGGAGACTCTATACCCGCTCCCAGCCGGACCAGGGCAGCGCCGTCATCCTGTGGAAGGAGAGTGGCGTCGGGCTGAAATGGGGCGTCGTGCGGATCGCGCATTCCCCGGGCGGCCTTTGCACGACGACGACCTGCCCTCCGTGTGCTGGCCAATGCCGGTGGCAATGCACCGCCTCGGGCTGGGCCAAAGTCATCGACACGTGCGAAGGCGATTGCACGTGCGTCTCGCCTCAACAATGGTGCCTCCCGACGAACTACGGCGCCATGGCCGACGGCCAGTGTTGCGCCGGGACGACCACCACGACGACAACGACTTGCGAGCCGTGCGAAGGCGGCTGCATCTGGGAATGCCGGCCGGGAGGCTGGGCGATCGACCGGTTCTATTGCGCAAGCGAGGACTGCTACTGTCAGACGCCGGCGGAGGCATGCGCCGAAAGCAACTACTGGGCGCTGACGGGCTCGGGCTGTTGCGGTGGATCGACGACCACGAGCACCACGACGACGCCGGCTCCGTGTGCTGGCCAGTGCTGCTACATCTGCACGCCCTGCGGCTGGGTCCACCTGGCCGGCGAATGCACGGGCGAGGGATGCGACTGCCAACCGGACGACGAGGACTGCATCGAGGGCGAGTACAGCACGGTCACGGCGATCCAGTGCACCTCGACCACGACGACCGAACCTCCGACCACCACTTCGACGACGGGAGAGCCCACCACGACGACGACCTGCGAGCCGTGCGTTGGGGGGGCGGATTCCTGCGCCTGGATGTGCACGCCGGACGGCTGGGTCTTGGATACCGACGCTTGCCCGACCGGGTGCTACTGCAACGAGCCGACCTTCCCGTGCTACCCCAGCGGGATCGGATCGCTCTACTTGACCGACTGCTGTTCGAGCGGACCAACGACCACCACCAGCGCGCCGGACTGCGAAGAGAACCCCGGCTGTCTCTGGGAGTGTAGTTGCCAGTACGGCAATTGCGACTGGGTCCACACCCCGAACACGTTCTGGACGTGCCGCGACATCGGGTGTTGCTGTGATGCCCCGGGCCCCGACCACGTCTGCGATTGGGTCGCCTATATAATGGGTGATTACGTAGTGACCGAGTGCCAGGGGTGCGGCAGCACAACGACGAGTACAACGGGCGAGCCGACAACGACCACAAGCGGCGAGCCTACGACGACAACGACATGTCCGCCGTGTGATCCGGCCGGCCGATGTGTCTATCAATGTCACAACCTGTCGTGGCGGATCTACTATTCGGACTGTATCGGCGACGGATGCGCATGTCAGCCGCCAAGCAGCGAGTGTACCTGGACCAAGGAATATCAGTTTGAAGAGGGAACCTGCTGCGGCCCAACGACCACAAGTACGACCGAAGCGCCGACGAGTTCGACTACCAGTTCGACTACGACTACCAGTTCGACTACGACTACCAGTTCGACTACGACTACCAGTTCCCCTTCGACTACCAGTTCGACTACCAGCAGCACGACCAGTACGAGTCCTCCTTGACAAGGGCGAGCGGACATGGGCACGGAATTACGGAAGGGATGGTGGAAGCACGACTCGCCGACCCACCGCGGAGAACAGACGTTCAATGCGAACGTGGATCAGCTCGGCGACCTGTTTGACGCGACGAATCTTGGGAGCGGATCGGTCGTGGTCGGCTACGCTCTCGATTTGGAGACGCGGGATTTAACAGCTGGGACGGCCTCGTTCGCTGACCTCACCCTCACCGGCGACCTCACCGTCGCGAGCCAAGCAGCAATCGGCGGCGCCTCGATCGTCGACGATGCATTAAAGATCGACTGGAGTCCGGAAAACGATAGCGGAGCCTGTGGTATTGAACTGACTTTCACACCGCAAGCGACTTCAAACGGTTCTTACCCGAATCGCGGATTGAGCTTCAATGTGTGGCCTGCCGTATCGGCCAGCGTCACGAACAGCTCATACGCATCGTCGATCCGCGGCGCTGCAATGGCCGGCGAGACGCTGGAAGGTACGTTGGACGACCTGCTTGGTCACCACCTCGCCTTTGGTCTTTACACCGGGTGCACAGGTACGGTCAACCATGTGTACGGGTTCCGACTGGTCCCCTACCGGCAAGCCGGCACGGTTGGCGACTTCTACGCCATCCAGATCACGGCACCCTACACCGGCGCAACGGTGACGGGCGAGGCCTGGATGCTTTATTCCGCCAACGCCGACCCGAGCTACCTAGCCGGTTCGCTCGGCATCGGGTCGCCCAACAAGCCGACAGCCAACGGCGACAAAGTGCTTTGGTTCGGCGACAACGGCGCACAGCCGACCGTAGGGGCTAACACGGCGGCCATTTACGGCTACGACAGCGGCAGCGGCACCGTCGAAGTATGGGTCACCGACGAGGCCGGCAATGATACGCAGCTTTCGTCGCATGGTCCGTCGCTCTACAAGCCTCGCTCAGACGACACGCTTCCGTTCGTTGTTCGCCATGCCAACAGGTCGCTCGGCATAATGCAAGAGATAGACCTGTCGGGCGCCATACGGCTGCTGGAAGAGAAATTCGGCGTCAAGCTGATCCACGAATCGACGATTCGGCAGGCGGGCCCGAGCGGCTGAACGAAAAGAAGGACGCACCACAATGATCGAACTCACGATCGGCATGGCCACATACGACGATGTCGATGGCGTCTACTTCACGGTCCAGGCCCTTCGGATGTACCACCACGAGGCCCTGCGCCGCTGCGAGCTGGTTGTCGTAGACAACAACCCTGATTCGCCGCACGGGCAGATGGTGCGAGGGCTGATCGAGAACTGGGTCGCTGGCCAGGACAGGGCACGCTATATCCCGCAACCTGAACCAGTCGGCACCTCGGCCTCTCGCGATCGCGTGTTCCAAGAGGCCGCCGGCGACGCCGTGATGTGCACCGACTCGCACGTGCTCTTCGCGCCCGGAAGTATCGATCGATTGCTGGAGTTCTACGACGACAACCCCGATTGCCTCGACCTGCTCTCCGGTCCCATGTACTGTGATAATCTCGCGAGCGTCCACACCCATTTTGACGACGTATGGCGCGCCGAAATGTGGGGAATTTGGGGCCATGACGCGCGTGGGGACGATCCGGACGCCGAGCCCTTCGAGATTCCGGCGATGGGCCTCGGGCTGTTTACGTGCCGAAAGGACGCCTGGCTTGGGTTCCATCCCCACGCCCGCGGCTTCGGAGGCGAGGAATTCTACATCCACACGAAGTTCCGGCAAGCCGGCCGCAAATGCCTCTGCTTGCCGTTTCTGCGGTGGGCACATCGGTTCGGTCGGCCGAACGGCGTTCCCTATCCGTTGACTCAATGGAACAAGGTCCGAAACTACGTGCTGGAGCATCAGGAGCTCGGCCTGCCGCTGGATCGGATTTACCGGCATTTTGTGACCCTCGATCCGGAGACGCTGCCGGATGGCACGCTCGCGGAACCCGCTGTGAATGCGATGAACCAGCATCACTGGGATTACCTCGTGGCCGATCCCGTCACCCGAACCGCACCGCCGCCGGCGCTGGCCCCGCCCAGCAATCCGAACCCCGCTGGCTGCGGAGGATGTGGAGGCAATCAGCGACCTGCCGTGTCGGCCAGGTCCGCCAATTCGCATCCCACCGACCTGGAGACGCTGTATCGCCGGGCCGTCGAACAGCCCAGCGACATCAATGAGCACGTGCCCAAGCTCCGGGAGCTCGCAAGTCAGTGCGAGCACGTCACCGAGTTTGGCAAGCGGCGGGGCGTGTCGACCGTCGGCCTCTTGGCCGGCCAGCCGAAGCAGCTCGTTACCTATGACCTGGTGCCCGATCGGATTGACGCCGTGCTGACGAAGTGCCGTGGCGAGACCCAATTCACGTTTCGCCGCCAAGACGTGTTGGAGGCCGAGATCGACTCCACGGACATGCTGTTCATCGACACTAAGCACACGGCCGGACAACTCGCCGCCGAGTTGGCCCGCCACGCGGAAAAGGTCCGTCGATGGATCGTGCTGCACGACACCACGATCTTCGGCTTCCGCGGCGAGGACGGCGGGCCGGGCCTCCTGGTCGCCCTGCGCCGGTATCTCCGCGAGCATCCCGAATGGTCGGTCATCTACCACGTCACCAACAATCACGGGCTCACGGTGATAAGCCGCGCCGCCGAAGACAAACCCAAACCGCCCGGTCCCGTCGAGCTGGCGGCGAACTTCGGCCGAGCCCTGGCTGAGCACGTCCGCAAAGGCGCCCGAGAAGCGAGCCGGGAGCTCTTGCAGGCCCGGCTCGAGGCCTGCACGCTTTGCGACCAGCGGACCGGCGAACGTTGTAGCGTTTGCGGCTGTCCGATCGTGGCCAAGGCCAGCTGGCGCGAGCAGGATTGCGACCTGGCCCGCTGGCCGGAGCCCGAGACAATCGGGGATCACGATACGGATCAGAAAAAGAGATCGTGGCTCAAACGGATCGTGCCCAACTGGGCCGGCCGGATGCGAGACGCAAATGCACCAAAGCAGCCTTGATGAAATGCGGCGTATCCTCGACCGCTGTTTGCCGGACGGGATGCGATTCTTGTTGGAAACCGCCGGGTTGTGCGTGCTCTCGACCTGGCTGAACGAGAACGACTGCTGGGGCATCGGGAGAAAGCCGGCGTGGTGACCGTGGCTTGCCTGTGTCCGACCTATCGCCGGCCGGCGCGGCTGGTGGCCAACGCCATTGCGTGCTTCCAGGCGCAGACCTACTCGGAGGACTGCCGTCGGCTCATTGTCCTCGACGACGCCGGTGAGCTTTCGCCGCGTTCGGGCCCGGGCTGGGAAATCGTCAGCGTCCAAAATCGCTACCCGACGCTGCCGGCCAAGTATAACGCGCTGGCCAAACTGGCTGCCGGTGCAGACGCTTTCGTGGTCTGGGAAGATGACGACATCTATCTGCCCTGGCACGTCGAGGCCCACGCCGCGGCGCTGGCAAATGCCCCCTGGAGCCATCCATCGCGCGTCTGGAGCCTCTACCGCGGCCTTCACGAAGAACTCGCCGGCGGTCGTTTTCATGCTGCCTTGGCCTTTCGCCGCGAGGCCCTCGAGGAAGTCGGGGGCTGGCCCAACACATCGCGCGGTGACTTCGACCAGCAGCTCATGGCCGTCTTCTCCCGGCGCTTCGGCACGCCCGCCGATCCATGCGACGGCTATGCCCCGAGCTACCTATTCCGCTGGGGATCGACCGGCAGCTATCACGGCCAGGCTTTCATGGCCGGCCGCGGCGCCGATGGCGACTGGTACGGCAAAATGCCCGACCGGATCGAACCACGAGGGGGCGACATCGCTATCAGGCCCAAGCTGGACGAAGAGACCGAAGCGATTTTCAAGGTCGCCGCGTCTTTCGGCGCTTGAATTCCTGAGCGAGCCACGCTTGGTCGGCCTCGCTCAGCCGCTCTTTGGCGACAACTACGTTGGTCCCGTCTCGCTTGCGCAACCTGACCTGGCCCATTGTCAGACTGACCAACTCGGCCTCGACCTCGAATTTGCCGCTGGCGTCTCTCCAGATCCGGAACTCTGATACGCCAACGGCTGGAGCCTCTGCCGGTGCCGGCTCCGGGCTCATGCCTTCGCCGCCCGGTTCCGCGTCCTCAACTGGCCCGCTTTTTTCGACGAAAGCCTGCTGTTGTTCTACCGCCGGCTCCATGCCTTTCTTGACGGCCAAGTCGGTCTCTATTGCGTCTGAGACTTCAGGCTCGGAGTCGACCGGAACATCAAGAGGGTCCGCCGACGGCTCACTTTCATCAAACCCGGTCGCGTCCGTGGCCTCTTCGCGCGGCTGCATTTGCTCGTGGGCGAGCCTCGCGCGCTCGGCGGCCTCCCTCGCCTGATGGGCTGCGGGAATCAGCATGGCACAACTGCCCACCCCTAACAGGCAACCGCCGACGATCACGGTGGGGATCAAAGCCAACGCCAGGCAAATCCCCAACACAAGGCCACAGCCGCCACCAAAACCCCTTTGGAAACTGGACTCAGCCATGGAAAGGCCCTCCATTCTGGGGCGGCCGCGACCGGCCGGAACGGAGGAGAACAGCCGGCCCGGCCGCCGGTTTTGGATCCAGACCCAGGATATCCCCGATCAAACAGCCGATCAAGCGAGCAGATTCAGATTCTGAGCCTCTGAGCGTCGAGCCTGATCGCCTCGATTGGCCGATTCCGACAATCCGATCACCCTGCCCTCGCGTGCGATTCTGCGGCAGCTAGGGCCGTTTTTACGGCCTATATGAACAATCCGATCACGCCTCCAGGAAACGGCCGATCGGACGCATCCTGCACCCCTACCCCGACGCAATTCCAGATTTTGAGACAAGATTCTCAGTCCGAAGACAGGGGTTCGACTCCCCTAGGGGGTGCTGATTGGTACGAGGTTGTGCAATCTGGTGCACCGCCGCAAAACCCCTCTTATGGAGTGAAAACGCTGACATCGGACAAAGACTCCGATGCCAACCGGCCACACGCCGGTCCGGGAGTCTCCCCGCGTGGTGACGCGCGGGGCGGTCCAAAACGGGTAGCCGTCCCTTTGCGGCCCCGGCTCTGCAAAACCGAGCTAGGGCTCCCGGTCGGTTCCTGTTGGCTATTTGAGGCGCCTTTTCTGGCAAGCGTCGCTGCCTCGGTTTCTCCGACAAGTCCTCGGCAGTCTGCGCCATCACCGAAGAATCAATTCACGCCCAGCCGGGTGCCCGCCCTCCGGTTTTGGCTCGTCGATCCAGAACGGATGCGTGTCCACGTCGTTGTTGCCTTCGACGACCTCAATCGAGACATCGCTCGTCGCTTCGTTCCAGATAGGGTGATGCTACGTCGGAGCCCCGCCCGCCGTCAATAAACGCTCGTGGTTTATTCGCGTGGGGAGGCGAGTCTCGCTGCTATTGAGGGCTGAAGTATGCCCAGCATGGGGGGCCGAGGGGAGGACATGTTTTTCCCTTAGAGGGTGTTTGAGAAGGGCGTGTTGCCGCCATGATGCTCTGCCAAAACGGGTGCCATGGCCACGCTTGCGTGGCCATGAATGCAGTGCTTTTCCCCGTTTGGCGCATGCCCACGACAAGCGTGGGCATGGCACCCAATGAGCGTTTGAGCCTTCTTAAACACGCTCTTAGAATTGTGGCCTGGCCTGCGGACAAGACCGTTGTGGCGAGCGTAGGTCCATCCCCACACCGTTCCCGAAGGGCTGCGGTCGTTCCAGTGTCTGTTCTCTTCGTCACGGTTGCGGATAGAATGAACGAGGATGCAGAGCGTGGCGACACCGCCGAGACTGACGGCCTCAGACGTTCGTCGTCTTACGAGCCGAGCGGTCTCGTCAGAGTTCCTCATGATCAAGGCAGAGGAGGTCGGCCATGAGTCAAGAGACCGTGGGCAGACCCATGGAAATCCTCCTGGTTGAAGACAACCTTGAAGATGCCGGTGCGACGATCCAAGCTCTCAAGCAGGGGAACGTGCAATGCCGGGTGAGCCTGGTTCGGGACGGCGAGGAAGCGACCGTGTTTTTACGCCGGGAGCACGTGTTCACCAAGGCACCGCGTCCCGACTTGATTCTGCTGGACATGCAGTTGCCCAAGAAAGACGGCCGAGAGGTGTTGACGGAAATCCGCGCAGACCATGAATTGAAGAACATTCCGGTCGTCGTCCTCACCGGCTCTTTGGTGCACAAAGCGGTGCTCGAGGGTCAAGGGCTCCACGTGGACGGCTACATGACGAAGCCAGTCAGCCTGGAGCAGTTCATTGACGTGGTCAAGTCGCTCCGTCGAGCCTGGCTGGCCGAGGTGATCCTGCCGGAGATGGATTGATGGCTTGACCGGCCGCGTGGCCGCGCTGTCAAGAGGCCCGTCTGGCCGCAGCCTGCGGCCTCGCCCGAATCGGCGACGCCGGCTCCGTCGATCTGCTCTTGAAGGCCGCCATGAAGTAGCAGGGACTCCCTCTCCAGGGAATCATTCGCTTCCCCACCGGCATTCATGGTTCACGGGCCTTCCCAGGCGTATTACGCTCAGCGTGTACAGTGTCGCAATACGTGTATTCACCGGCAATACTGCCCAGGCAACGCAAACCGTTTCAATGGATCGAAGAACGTTGATCGCCTCGGCCGCTGCCGCCGCAGCGGCCGGTCGTTGCAGTATTGTCGAGAGAAAGGTCCCTGGGAGCACGTTATGCAACGTCGCGATCTCATGAAGA